CCTGTGGCCGGCATGGGAATGGGGGCCGAAGGGAATGCGCGCGATGCGCTACCTGACCACCTCGTTCAACGACACGGCGGTCGTGCGCGACAGCATCAAGAGCCGCGACCTGATGCTGTCGGATTGGTATCGGGCGCTGTGGCCTGACGTGACGCTGAACCGCACCGGAGAGAAGTGGCTTTCCAACACCGATACCGGTTCGCGCGTCTCCGTGTCGTTCGGATCGCTGACCGGACAGCGCGGCGATCGGTTCATTGTCGACGATCCGCATTCGGTCGAGGGGGCCGAGAGTGAGGCCGACCGTCTCCGCGCCGCGCGCCGGTTCATTGAGGGCGGCACCAACCGCTTGAACGACCAGACCCGATCCGCGCTGGTGGTGATCATGCAGCGGCTGCACGCCGACGATATCAGCGGGCAAATCCTGCGGCGGCGCAAGGATTACGTGCACCTGATGATCCCGATGGAGTTCGAACCGGAGCGCCGGTGCGAGACGGCCATCGGCTGGGCTGATCCGCGTTCGCACGACGGCGAGTTGATCGATCCGGTGCGGTTCCCGCGCGCGATCGTCGATGTCGAGTTGAAGGGGATGGGGTCTTTCGCCTGGGCAGGCCAGTATCAGCAGCGCCCCACGGCGCGCGAAGGCGGCATGTTCAAGCGCGCATGGTTCGCCGGCAAGATCATCGGCCCGGAGGATGCGCCCAAAGCCGGACTGACGTTCTGCCGCGCATGGGACTTTGCCGGATCGCGGGAGAAGCCGGGCAAGGCACCGGACTGGACCGCCGGCCTGCTGATGGCCCGCCACGGCCGCGATTATTACATCTTCGACGTGGAACGGGTGCGGCAGTCGCCGGGGCAGGTGCAGGAACTGGTCAAGTCGTGCGCCATGCGGGATAAGGTCGGCACCACCATTCGCATACCGCAAGACCCTGGACAGGCAGGCGTCGCACAGGTCGAAAGCTACGTCGCGGCGCTCGCCGGCTATCCGCTCAAGCCGCAGGTGACGACAGGCCGGGGCGACAAGGCTGCTCGCGCGCAACCGTTGGCGATCCAGGCGGAATATGGTCACATCTATCTCGTCAATAGCTGCTCGCCCGACGAGTATGTCGACGACTGGATTGGGACGTTCCTCGACGAACTCTGCACCTTCCCGGCCGGCGCGTTCGACGATCAGGTCGACGCCGCATCCGACGCCTTCAACGAGCTGGCAGGGGCGCGCGTGATCGAGTTCGAAAGCGCCAGCATCGGCCGCCGCGAAACGCTCGGCGTGGTGGAGCGTGACAGGGAACCCGACACGCGCGATAATGGCGGCGCGGGCTTCGGCTCTATCGGCTCAACATCGCAGGGGTTCGCGTTCTGATGGCTTCTCCCGACCAGTATCGCACCGGCCGCCGCAACAGCGCGCGGGGGCTGGAGTTCGCAGCAAGTAACGTGGTCAGCTTCCCGGTGCCGACGAAGGCCGGATCACCATCGGACGACGATGCAACGCCGACGCTCGCGCAGATGCAGTCTCGGCCCGACGCACTGTCGTTCCTGCCGTCCTATTGGATGGACGCACTGGCGCAGAACGACGACCCGATGTTGCTCAAGGGCGCGGAGGGCTTGAAGCTGTATGAGCAGCTTCTGTCCGACGATACCGTGTTCTCGACGCTGCAACAGCGCCGGCTTGCGATCACGTCGCGGGATTGGGAAGTTGCGCCGGGCGACAAGGATGACGCGCGCTCCGTGCTGGCGGCCGAGCAATTCCGTGACATGCTCAAGCAGGTGGGCTTCGACCGCATCACCGGCCTGCTGCATTACGCGGTGTTCTTCGGCTATGCGGTGGCCGAGGCGATCTGGACGACGAAGGATCACGGCGGCCGTCCGATCGTGTGGCTGGACGACGTGGTGATCCCCGATCGCCGCTGGTTTGGTTTCACCCTCAAGGGCGAGTTGCGGATGGTGTCGCGCGTCGGCGGCGGGCTGTCGGGCGAAGCGCTGCTGCCGAACAAATTCCTGACCGTCCGCACCGGCGGCACGCACGACTTCGCCTTCTATGGCCTGGGGCTGGGGCATTGGCTCTACTGGCCCGTGTTCTTCAAGCGCGCCGGCCTCAAGTTCTGGTCGCTGTTCCTTGAGAAGCTGGGGCAACCGACCGTCGCGATCGAGTTCACCGAGGCGGAGAAGGGTGACGGCAAGCGCAAGGCCGAGTTGCTACAGGCGGCGGTCGCGGTCGGCCGGGATAGCGCCGTTCTGCTGCCGGAGGGCACGATCAAGAACGAGCGCATCAAGATCATGGAGGCGACCCGCAGCGGATCGAGCGCGGCGTCGTATGACGAGATGGTCAAGTGGGCCGAAGAGGCTACCATGCGCGTCGTGCTGGGGCAGGCTGGCACCACCAAGGGTGTGTCGTCGGGGCTCAACAACAATCAGGCGACCGAACACGCCAGCGTCAAGGCGGAGATCGTCAAGGCCGACAGCGACCTGATTTCCGAGGCGATCAATCGTACCTTCGCGCGGTGGGTCACGCTCTGGAACCATGGACCCGACGTGGCCCCGCCGACCGTCTATCGCGTGCTGGACGACGCGGAGGATATGTCCACGGTCGCCGAGCGCGACGTGAAGCTGAACAGCATCGGCATCAAGCGGACCGAGGAAAGCGTCGCGGAGGTGTACGGCGACGGCTACGAGGTGGATCGCGTCTCGACGGAGGAGCAGGCAAAGCGGGATGCGGCGCTTGTGGCGGCGAAGGCGGGGCAGCAGCCGGCCGACGCCAGCGGCCGGCAGATCGCCGAGTTCGCGGCACAGGGCGGCAGTTCGTTCGCCCCGCTCTACGTCTCGCGCAAGCTACTCAACCCTGGCCCGCTTATCGCATGGGCGAAAGAACAGGGCTTTACGTCGATCACCCCTGGCGGCGATATGCACGTCACCATCGTCTATTCGAAAGCGGCCGTTGATTGGTTCGCCATGGGCACGGATTATCGAGACACGGTGACCGTAACCGCAGGCGGCCCGAGGTTCGTTGAGGTGTTCGGCCATGGGGCGAAAGACAGCGCGGTCGTATTGCGCTTCGACAGCTCGGACTTGCGCTGGCGGCAGTCAGAGATGATCGAGCGCGGCGCGTCTACCGACTATCCCGAATACAAGCCGCACATCACCATCAGCTACGACGGCGCGGGGGAACTCGACATTTCGAAGATCGAGCCGTTCACCGGCGAATTGCGGTTCGGCCCCGAGATATTCGAGCCAATCAGGCAATCGGCCGGTGACGAGTTCCACGCCTTCTCCGCCGAAGATCAGGACGCAATCGACCGCCTGATCGAAGCATCGGCCGGCGACGCCTCCCCGCTGTTCGAAGCGATCGGCAATGCGATGCGCGGCAACATGCAGGGCGTGACCACCATCGAAGGTGCGCGGATCGCGCTGCTGGAAGCGGTCGAGCGGTTCGATCCGTCCGCGCTGGCGAAGGCGCTGGCGCTGCCCTTGTTGGCGGAGCGCGGCGCGGCGGCTATCGGGCTGGAAGATCGGGTTGACGGCTAGAGCATATCACAATACTATCGCGACCATTAAGGAGCGAAACTATGAGCGATGAAGCGAAGGTATACCACGACGATTTTGAGTCATGGGCGGATGTGCAGTCTCAGTTCGATACCACGCACGCAGAGCCGAGTCGGGTTCTCTACGCGGGGTACAGCTACGAAGATTACAGCGGTGATGCCGATGTGGCATGGCTGAACGAAGACAGCTCCATCGGCTACGTGAGCGGATCGCATTGTTCCTGCTACGGCCTTGAGGGGCAATTCGACGTGGAAAAGTATAGCGCGGACGCAGCGCGGCAGATGTTGGCGCGGGACGGATGGACGTTCGGCAAGGCGCGCACAGCCATCGCGGCGGCGCTTGACGGCTGACCCCGGCCGGCGCATACCACACCCAACACCTCCCCGGTGTTCCTCGCGGAAGGCCTCGCCATCCCCTTATGGCGGGGCCTTTTGCTTGCCTATCGCATCCCGGCAAGGCATCGTCCCCGCGTCGCACCCCGCGACAGGAGACAGACCGATGCGCCTCCCCTTTGCGCTCCTCATTCTCGCCGTTTCGATGGTCGCTGCCTGCGACGACAAGCGGCCCCAGC